ATCGCCGACCACGTGGCCGCGCTGATCGACAGCTATGCCGCCTACGCCAACGCGGTGCGCGATAACATTGACGAGACCGACGAGGCCGGCGATGACGGCACGGCCGACCTGTTCACCGAGATCTCGCGGGCGGTCGACAAGCACCTCTGGTTCCTGGAGGCCCACGTGCAGGAGCCCACCGGCACCCTGCGCGACGGCAATTCCGGGCGCTGACGTCCGGGTGGCACCCACCGGACCGCACCGCCAGCCGGTGCGGTCCGGTACCGACGCCCGCCCGCCCATGGGGCGGCGCGTTTTACCGGCCGGCGGCGTCCCTTCGGGGCCATGCCGGTCGGCGACGATCCCCACCGTCATCCGGGGCCGGGAAGCCGCGCCCGAGGACGGGGATCGGCAGTCTCCGCACGCGCCCCTGAGCGCGCCCCGCGATGGCCCCCGCCCGCCTCGCGAACGCCCGCGGGAGCCCGCGCTCAGCCGAATTTCAGCAGCTTGATCGCGTCGAAATCCTGTACCCCGCCGCCGACGCGCTTGGTGGTGTAGAACAGCACGTAGGGCTTGGCCGAGTACGGGTCGCGCAGCACCCGCATCCCCGTACGATCCACCACCACGTAGCCGCGGCGGAAATCGCCGAAGGCGACCGACAGGCTGTCCTTCCCGAGATCGGGCATCGCCTCGGCCTCCGTGACGGGGAAGCCGATCAGCGTCGCGGCCCGGTTGGCAGCGAGCGGCGGCTGCCACAGGTAGTTGCCCTCCGCGTCCTTGAACTTCCGGATCGCGCTCTGGGTGCGCCGGTTCATGACGAAGCCGCCGTTCTGGCGGTAGCCCGCCCGCAGGCCGTAGATCAGGTCGAACAGCACGTCGCCCGGATTGGTCGACGGGAAGGCGCCGGCCGCGCCGGTCGCCACGATGCCGAGCTTGCCCGGCACCCAGGCGGCGTTGGCCACGGTGTCGTAGGCGAGGAAACCCCGGGGGCGGCTGGCGCCGTTGCCGGTGACGAAGGCGACGCCCTCCTGCTCGGCGAACGCCGTCTCCACCTCGGACGACAGCCACGCGTCGAGGTCCACGACGGCGTCGTCCAGCAGCGTCTGCGTGGCGGCCGGCATCGCGTAGAGTTCCAGGGCGGGGAGCGCGATCTCCGACAGGGCGGGTGCGGCGGTCTCCGGGCGCGGCGCGGCCTCGGCCGCCCAGCCGGTGATCGGCGCTCCGACCGAGACGGCGCGCTTGTACTGCGCGCCCGAGATCTGCTGCACGCTGGCGATCGACCGGATCGGCGAGATCTGGCCGAGCCGCGTCAGCACGGTCCGCTCGATCGTGTCGGGCACGAGGTAGCCGCCGTCCGGACCGGAGCCGGCCGACAGGGCCTTGGCCTCCAGGCGCTTGAGGCCGGCGCTCTCGCCGGCCCGGACGTAGAGGTCGAAAGCGGCCTTGTGCTCGTGCGCGGCCGTGCCCTCCCGGGGATCCGGCCGGCCCAGGGGCGGCCGGGCCCGCTCCAGGCCGATCCGGTCGAGGCGGGTACGGGCGGCGTCGAGGGCGGCATCGATCCGGGCGAGCTTCTCCTCGGTGAGGACGTCGGCGCCGAGCCGGCCCTCGATCTGGCCGATGCGCGCGTCGTTCGTCTCCTTGAAGGCCGCGAAGGCGGCGGCGAGGTCGTCGAGGGCCGAGCGGACCTCGCCGCCCTCGGGGCGGGCGGCCTTGTTCTCCAGGTCGGGCAGAGCGTCCTTGGTCTCGAAGGCGGCGCTGGCGAGCGCGGTATGGGCGTTCATGGGGTCCTCGTCGGCGGGGGCGGAAGTCGGGGTGGCGGTCAGGGCCGGAGGCCCGGCTGCGGACGGACGGCGGGAAGCGGGCGCCGCGGCGGCGCGATCCTGCGGGCGAGGCCGCGGATCTCCTCCGACAGGGGCGTCGCGCCCGTATCCGGGCGCGGACTCGCGCGGGCCGCCTGCTGCAGCGGGAAGGTCACCAGGGAGATCTCCCAGAGATCGACCTGATGGAGCCGGCGCTCGCCCCCGCCACCCTTCCGGGCGCGCAGCGTGCGGAAGCCGATCGACAATCCGTCCAGGCCGCCCCCGCGCATCAGGGCGTCGACCTCCCGGGCGCGCTGCACCGCGAGGTTGAGCTGCCCTTCCGCGAACAGGCCGCGGGCATCCTCGCGGAGGGCGATCCAGCGGCCGATCGGTTCGGCGGGGTCGTGCTGGAACAGCAGGCGCACGCCGGCCGGCCCGCGCCCGGCGAGGCTCGCCGCGAAGGCGCCCGGCACGACCACGTCGCGGCCGAGATCGGGCACGCCGAAGACGCTGGCATAGCCCGTGAAGTGGCCGTCCATCGGGTATCCTCGGCTGTGGGACGTGTCTGGGGAGCGGACCTGGATCGGACGCACGCCCGCCCTTCAGCGCTGCGACGCCCAGGGCGGCCGACGCGTGCGGCGGGCCCCTCTCGGGATCCGGCAGGCCGGTTCGGGCAGCGGGTTCGAGCAGCGGGTTCGGGCGCCGGGTTCAGGATCGTCGTCCGGTCGATGGATCGGCGGTCCGGTGACCGACGCGCCCGCCCCCGCGGAGCGGAAGGGAGATGCGCGCCGTGTCAGGCCGCCGCCCCGCCGGCCCGCTCCGGTGGGTAGCCTACCGCCTCGCGCTTCTCCGCCACCGACAGAAAGTCCGCGGCCTGGATCCGGCGCCACAGGGATTCGCGCTCGGCCGCGAGCGCCTCGATCCGGTCGAGGTCCGGCTCGAGGTCCACCGGCCCGAAGGCGGGCTCCAGCCAGCCGGCCAGCGCCTGCGCGGTGCGGGCGGCGAGCGGGATCAGGGTCTGCCGGTACAGGGCGCGGTTGGCCTCGGCGTAGTTGGCGTGGGTGTTGTCGCCGGGCAGGCCGAGCAGCAGGGGCGGCACCCCGAAGGCCAGCGCGATCTCCCGCGCCGCCGCGTTCTTGGCTTCGACGAAGTCCATGTCCCGCGGCGACAGGGCCAGCGGCTTCCAGTCGAGGCCGCCCTCCAGCAGGAGCGGCCGGCCGGCATTGGCGGCGCCCTGGTAGTTCGCCTCCAGCTCCGCCTTCAGCCGGTCGAACTGGGGTTCGGAGAGTCCCGCCCCGGCGAAGACCAGGGCTCCGGACGGTCGCGCGGCGTTGTCGAGGAGCGCCTTGTTCCAGGCGCTCGCGGCGTTGTGGATGTCGAGCGCCGTGGCCGCCGCCGCGATGGGCGCGAGGCCGCCGGCATCGTCGTCCGGGTGGAACAGGGCGAGCGCCAGGACCGGCGCTACCTCGGCCGCGCCCGGCGCCGGCAGGTCGAACCGGCGGCTGCGTCCCCCCACCGTGTAGAGATAGGCGGCCGGCCAGCCGTCGGGCCCGGGCAGCATCCGCATCCGGGCCGGCCGCAGGGTCTGCAGGGCCGCGACCCGTCCGTCGAGGTCGACCGCCTCCAGGTAGGCCGTTCCGGTGAGCAGGAGGTCCGCGTAGACGGTCTCCAGGAGCTGGGTGCCGCTGTCCCGCGGGTTCGGCCGGGCCAGCAGCGCCAGGAGATCGCAGGCCCGCGCCGCGCCCGGCCCGGTGGCGATCAGCGGCAGACGCGCCGCGCTCTCGGCGACGAGGCGGACCGCCCGGTGGACAATCGGGTTGCCCTCGTAGCCGGCCCGGGCCAGCGCGGCTGGGTCGCGGGGCGTCCAGCTGGCCCGCCCGTCCGCATAGAGGGCGAAGGCCGGCGCCGGGGCGGCCTTGGTGGCGGGCGCCGGGCCGGAGCCACCCGCGGCGCGGCGCGCGAGCCGCGCCAGCCGTTCGACGACAGTCGCCATTCCGGTCCGCTCCTGAGCTGTGGTCGCGCGCAGATTGATCGTGCCCAAGTTATCGGGCGCGACCCCACAACAATCCGGGGAATTTGTACCGTTGGAAGCCGCGCCGTGGCCTCCCGGCTACAGCATGGCTCAAGAAATTGTGTATACAGGATGCAGTTCGTTCCAGAGACCACGAACCGACTCCCGGCGCGCTTCTCATCGAAGCGCGCCGTATTGTTTTGGCGTTCGTCTCAAAGCGTTCTACAGGCGCCTGATGCGCGGTTCCGCGCGCGCCTCCAGCATCAGATGGGTGAGCGCCCAGACCAAAGCGTCGAGCCGATCGGGGGAAGCGTGGCCGGACAGGCCGTCCGGCCCGAAATCGCACAACTCGTCTTCCAGCTCCGGGAACGCCCCGACATGGTGGACCAGACCGCGGGCGTAGAGCAGCGAGACCGGCTCCGCCCGCAGATACTTGCCGCGGGTGGCATGGACCCGCGTCACCGGGACGGCGGGGTCGCACTGGGCCAGCACGGCCGCGGCCATCTCGCCGCCCTGGTTGACCTCGACCACCAGGGCGTCGGCCGCGAGGCGGTGGTAGAGGGCGAGCGCGGTCCCGGCCCAGGCCTGGGGGGTGGCGCGGGCGAGGCTCGCATCGGCGAGCACGTAGGCGTGCCCTCCGGCGCGGCCGGCCGCCACGATCCCGCAGGCATCCGAGCGCGCCCCGGAGGTCGCGGGCGGATCCACCGCCACCACGATTCGGCCCAGCTCCGGCGCGGCGGCGACCCGGGCGGCTTCGAGGGCGGCGCGGTCCCAGAGGGCGTCGTCCCGGTCGGCGATCAGCTCGCCGTCGAGTTCCTGCCGGCCGAGACGGGTGCCGGCGTAGCGCCCGACCACCCGCTCCAGGAAGTCCGGCGCGAGGTGGCCGGCATTGTCGCGGGTTCGGGCGCGGCTGATCACCGTGCGCGGGTCGGCCAGCAGCCGCCGGATCAGCGGCACCGGCCGGGGGGTCGTGGTCACGAGGTTGCGCGGCCGGGCGCCGAGGCGCAGGCCGAATTGCAGCATGTCGAAGGTGGCCTCCGGCCGGCGCCATTTGGCGGCCTCGTCGCACCACGCGGCGCCGAATTGCGGGCCGCGGAGCGCGTCGGGCTCCTCGGCCGAGAAGGCGAGCGCCACCGCGCCGTTGGCCCATTCCAGGCGCCGCCGGCTCGGCGACCAGACCGGCCGGGCCCGGCCGCGCGCCGGCAGGCTCAGGAGGCCCGACGGCCCCTCGACCATCACGTCGCGCACGTCCAGATGCGTCTCGCCGACCAGCGCGATCCGGCCCACCGGCTCCGCCGTGAAGGCCGGATCGCCGCGCGCCAGGGCGTCGACCCACTCGGCCCCGGTGCGCGTCTTGCCGCTGCCGCGGCCGCCGATCACGGCCCAGGTGGTCCAGGGGCCTCCGGTCCAGGGGCCTCCGGTCCAGACGTCTCCGGTCCGGATCTCCCCGGCCCTCGCCGCCCCGGACCCGGGCTCCGGGTCGGCCGGCGGGAGCTGGTCGGGCCGGGCCTGGTGCAGCCAGTCGTCGGCGAGCGCGCGGATCAGCGCCGGCGGCAGGGTCGCGAGGAAGTCAGGCAGCCGCCCGGCCGCCGACAAAGCCAGCATAGCGGCGCGCGAGCTCCGCGCGCAGGGCGGGCAGGTCGGGCTCGGTGTCGCCATCGTCCTCCTCCCCGCCCGCGCGCCGGGCGCCGTCCGCATCCACCGTGTCGAGGAGCCGCTTGAGCCCGCCGAGGTCGCGCAGAACCCGGGCGGAATCGCGCAGGGCCGGCCCCGCGCCGCTCAGCGCCGCGTCGAAGGCGGCGATCTGCCGGACGATGTGGGCCCGCAGGTGCAGCCGTAGGGTCGTCGGATCCGTCGCCGCGCCGCGATCCGGGCGCACCAGCACCTCCGCCGGCAGCCGCAGCGCCGTCCCGAAGGCCGTGACCATCATGTCCGGCGTGAGCCGCCCGAGGCCCAGGGCCAGGGTGACGTCGCCGGGGTCGTTGCCCGGCGCGCAGAGCAGCCGGACGAGGGCCGCCCGGCGCTCCGCCGGCCAGCGCGCGGTCGCCACCCACCGGCGCCGCGGCGGCCTGAGCCAGCCGGCCCGGACGTTCCACGACCATACGGTCCGCGCGGTGACGCCGGTCCGGGCGCTGATCTCGCAGACGGGAAGATCGGTCTCAGCGAGGAGCCGGAGGGCCTCGGCCCGCAACCCGGCCGGGTGAGCCCTGCCTCGGAGCATCGCCGCCTCTCCGCATACGTCTCGACCGTGCCCCGGTAATAGCCCGGCAGCGGTCCGGTGTCAAGCAAGAATTCCTATCATTCGGCGTTTTTAGGATTTTTGGCTTATCAAAGGTGCGATGGCGGGGTCGCCGCACTGCGGGTCGGGCCCGAGACCGTGCGGGTCGGGCCGGC